CATCATTCATGGACCTGTACCTGCACCCTTGGTGCAGGTCAAAGTTAGGATACTCTTATAAACCCAACCCCCAACTGTGGTCGGGTGCATTTGATACTTCCTTGACAGGTAATGTGTGTATGCTCATGATTTACACGGCACTCAGGCGTGCGCTTAATGGCGATCTTTGTCCTCAGGCATTGGCTGAGGCGATTCCGTCCCTTGTTGGGCCGGCCCTTGCACCGCACGACATGACGGTTAAGATCAACGGAGATGATTGTTTGGTTATACTCGAGCGCTAAACGTATGCCCGTTTCGCTGCTAGTGTAGAGCCATTTTTCGCCCTGTTTGGTTTGAACGTCCGTGCGGATGGCGTCGCTGAGACCTTCGAAGAGGTCCAGTGGTGTCAGCATAGGCCGGTTAGGGTTGGTAGTCGCTGGCGTATGGTCAGGGAGCCTGCAAAGGTTTTCCTGACCACCGCCGCTGGCACGAAATTTGTGTCCAGTTCGGTCCAAAGTCAAAAGGACTTTTTGTACACCGTTGGGTATTGTGAGTTATTGCTCAATCCTGGAGTTCCAGTGCTTCAGGAATATGCCCTCATGTGTATGAGGATTGCGGCAGGTGGACATATCAACAATGACCAATTGCGCGAGAACCACCGCGCAATTGTAGAGGAGAAAGCTGGTAACACTGCGCATGAAGAAGAGGTTACGTATGAGTCGCGTGTGTCTTTTGAGGCAGCGTGGGGAATCACCCCTTTGGGACAGTACGACCTCGAATGCGCCTTCAGAGCGTACAGTGTTGACTGGAATGGGACGACTTTCAGGGAGGTCTTCGACAATGATAAGTGGGAATTCGAGACCCCCCCTTTCTTCGTCCAAGGGCCGGCTCAGCAATGAGCCGGCCCGTGTCCGTACGCCCACGGACTTGAAGCTAAATCGGCGGGGCGGAGGTTATAGCGTGATAACCCGATCTTTGACCAGAAAGTGATCGGGGCGACTGGCCTCCGCTAACAGTGCGGCCCTATTTAGGGCTTATTGATGGGTGTGCACACTTCAAAGGCTACCCATCTTCTGGCTCACCCCACGGCTAATGAGCATATGCCGTAGGGGCAATTAATGACAAGCTCCCTATCTCCAAAACTAAACAAAACAAACAAAACAAAAACAAA